GATACTCGTGGAATACTGTTTCTCTAGGAAAGGGTGGTGTGATATGGGATTTTTAAGTGGACTGTTCCGGGCGAGGGATGCACCCAGCAACCGGACCAATGGCAGCGCTTACAGTTTTCTAATGGGCAGTTCTACATCCGGAAAACGTGTGAATGAGCGAAGTGCGATGCAGATGACGGCAGTATACTCCTGTGTAAGAGTTCTGTCGGAAGCTGTCGCAAGCCTGCCACTGAATGTTTATCAGTACAACGATTCAGGTGGGAAAGAGAAGGCATACGGTCATCCTCTTTTTCACCTGCTGCATGATGAACCCAATCCGGAAATGACTTCCTTCATCTTCCGTGAAACGCTGATGACACATCTGTTGCTGTGGGGGAATGCCTATGCACAGATCATCCGAAATGGGAAGGGTGAGGTAATAGCGCTGTATCCGCTGATGCCAGACCGTATGCAGGTGGATCGTGATGATAAAGGCCGGCTTTATTACCAGTACATGATGACGAATGCCGATGCGCCTACGATGAAAGGGAGTTCTGTCATCTTAGATCCGTCCGAAGTACTGCATGTGCCTGGTTTGGGTTTTGATGGCCTGGTGGGATACAGCCCGATCGCCATGGCAAAGAATGCGATTGGTCTTGCGATTGCTGCTGAAGAATACGGATCCAAGTTCTATGTAAATGGGGCAGCACCTTCCGGGGTGTTAGAGCATCCGGGAACATTAAAGGATCCGGCCCGTGTCCGCGATAGTTGGAATGCGGCATTCGGAGGAAGCGCCAACAGTCACAAGATTGCTGTACTGGAGGAAGGTCTTAAATATACGCCGATTTCCATATCTCCAAATGAAGCACAGTTTTTAGAGACCAGGAAATTTCAGGTAGATGAAATAGCTCGAATTTTCCGAGTGCCACCGCACATGGTAGGTGACCTGGAAAAGTCGAGCTTTTCTAATATTGAGCAGCAATCCTTGGAATTTGTGAAATACACGTTGGATCCGTGGGTTGTTCGATGGGAGCAGGCACTGCAGAAAGTGCTCCTTACCGACGACGAGAAAAACAAGTATTTCTTCAAGTTTAATGTAGAGGGTCTGCTGCGCGGTGACTATGCAAGCCGCATGAATGGGTATGCGACCGCCAGGCAGAACGGTTGGATGAGTGCCAATGACATCCGGGAACTGGAAGACCTGGATCGTATCCCGGCAGAAAACGGAGGGGATCTGTATCTGGTCAATGGAAATATGATGCCGTTGGAAGATGCCGGCGCAGCATATGAGAAGAAACTAGGGAAGGAGGAAGTGAATGCCGATCAAAACGAAGAAGTTCTGGGAATGGAAAAACCAGGCGGAGGAAGGAGAGGAACGCGTACTTGAGCTTTATGGGACCATCGCGGAAGCATCCTGGTTTGACGACGATGTCACACCGAAGATGTTTCATGATGAGCTCTTTGCCGGAAGCGGTCCTGTGACAGTATGGCTGAATTCTCCTGGCGGGGACTGCATTGCAGCCAGCCAGATTTATACCATGCTGATGGATTACAAAGGGGATGTGACCGTCAAGATTGATGGGATTGCTGCCAGTGCGGCATCGGTCATTGCAATGGCCGGTACGAAGGTGTTGATGGCACCGACAGCACTGATGATGATCCACAATCCGATGACAATCGCTTACGGAAACCATGAGGATATGGCAAAAGCCATCGAAATGCTGGACGAGGTAAAGGAAAGCATTATCAATGCTTACGAAATCAAGACCAGCCTTTCCCGGGCAAAACTTTCACATCTGATGGATTCGGAGACTTGGATGAATGCAAACAAGGCCATTGAGCTTGGATTTGTGGATGACATCCTGGAAGACGAGAAAAAGAATACAAAGGATATTCCGGCGTATGCGTTTTCTGGGAGGGCCACGGAAAACCATCTGATGAATAAGATGGTCGCGTATTTCAAACAGACAGAGAAGCCATCTATGAATGAGGCTGAAGAGGTCGCTGATCTTGTAGAAACCGAAGAAACAGGAACACCAATTGATGAGCTGGAAAAACGGCTGCATCTTATTAAACCTTGAGGAGGATACTGTTATGAGTAAGATTAATGAACTGCGTACACAGCGTGCAAAAACATGGGAACAGGCAAAGACTTTTCTGGATTCACACAGAAATGAGAAGGGAATCCTCTCTGCAGAAGATACGACCACCTATGAGCGTATGGAGCAGGAGATTGTAGACCTCGGTCATGAGATTGAGCGTCAGGAACGCATGGATGCAATGGAGCGGGAGATGGCTGCGCCTGTATCCACACCGCTTACGGCGAAGCCGGAGCATCCGGCAAAGGATGAGAAGACCGGTCGTGCCTCCGATGCTTATAAGAAGGCATTCTGGGATCAGATCCGGGCGAAGGACGGACTTCCTTATGAGATCCGGAACGCACTGTCCGAAGGTGTCGATACGGAAGGCGGTTACCTGGTGCCGGACGAGTTTGAGAGAACGCTGATCCAGGCACTTGAGGAGGACAATGTGATCCGCGCACACTCCCATGTGTTTACAACTTCCAACGGTATCCACAAGATCCCGGTGGTTGTGACAAAGGGTACTGCAAACTGGATCGATGAGGCTGCCGCTTACGGTGAGAGTGACGATGTGTTTGGCCAGGAGCAGATCGATGCGCATAAGCTGGGTACCATCATCAAGGTATCTGAGGAACTTCTGAGTGACTCTGCCTTCAACCTGGAGCAGTATTTCTCCTCGGAATTTGTCCGCCGTATCGGCGCGAAGGAGGAAGAGGCGTTCCTTGTGGGAGATGGCAATAAGAAACCGACCGGTATCCTGAATGCAACAGGAGGCGCTGATGTGGGCGTCACTGCTGCGAGTGCAACCACGATTACAGCCGATGAGCTGATTGACCTCTATTACAGCCTGAAATCCCCGTATCGCAAGAACGCGATCTGGGTGCTGAACGACAGTACCGTGAAGGTGATCCGTAAGCTGAAGGATAAGAACGATCAGTATCTGTGGCAGCCGGGCCTTCGTGAGGGAGAAGCCGATACCGTGCTGGGCAAGAGACTGTTCACGTCTCCGTTTGCCCCGGAGATCGCTGCAAGCGCAAAGACCATTCTCTTCGGAGATCTGTCCTACTATTGGATCGGAGACCGGCAGGGAATCACCTTTAAGAGACTTAATGAGCGTTACGCGGACTATGGTCAGATCGGATTCCTGGCCAGCAAACGTGTTGACGCAAAGCTGATCCTCCCGGAGTCCATTAAGGTTCTTCAGCAGAAGAAGGGGACGACTACATCCGGGAGCTGACGATAGGGGGACTGCATCATGATCATTTCATTGGAAGAGGCAAAACAGTATATGAAGGTAGATGATACACAGGAGGATGCCCTCATTCAGAACATCCTTCATGCCGCACAGCAAATTGTTCAGGATCAAGCCAGACTTGACGATTCTGATTTTGCCTCCTCCGGTGACAATGTTCGGATGGCAGTCCTTTACACAGCAGCGTACCTGTATGAGCACCGCGAGGAAGGCGACCATAAAGAACTGATGCTGGATTTGCGGGGATTGCTCAGCGGTATACGGGAGGCGAGATTCTGATGGAGATCGCAAAACTGAATAAACGGATCAAGATTTTCCAGATCGAAGACGGAGATATTGATGCCGAAGGTTTTGAAACCGGTCAAAGTGAAGTGTTGATCTGGGAGTGCTGGGCACAGGTTTCGCAGACCAGCGGAACAGAACTGATCAAATCCGGGGCTGAGTTTTCCGAAACGAAAAAGCGTTTCCTGATCAGGTACACTAGCGTTCCACTAAACACAGACATGGTGCTGCGGTACGCCGGAGAGGATTATAACATCGTCCTGATTAACACGTATGGAGATAATCATAAGTATATAGAAATCTGGACGGAGAAAAAGGAGCTGGTCTGATGGGGATTACAATAACAGGTTTTGATGACCTGGATGTTCTGTTCAAAAATGCCTCCAAGGCCAATGACATTGCAAAGAAAGCAGTGGATAAGGCTGCACCAGTCCTGGAAGGAAGCCTGAAGGGGAAAGTCGCCGGAGCAGCATCAAAGGGGTATGCAACAGGAGCACTTGTGGGCAGTATTTCTTCCACAAAAGCGAAGGTCAATGACCTGGGCGTGTTTGCAGCCGTACGTCCCACTGGTCATGACAGCAAAGGTGTAAGAAATGCCCAGAAGCTCGCTTACCTGGAATATGGAACTTCCCGTGGTATGGTTCCGCACCCTGTCCGGGATGCTGCGGCAGCTGCTGTGGAAGGGGAGTGTGTTTCCATCATGGAAGAGGTTGTATATGAAGAACTGGGGGCAGAATAATGAGCGCATT